TAATTGCCCAAGAGTTAAAGTTCTGTGGAGAGATGCTATTAGCTATGCTACATGGCAAGATCCAGAAGAAGTAAAAAAATATAAACCAGCAGTAAACTGCACAGAAGGTAAGGTATTAGTAGATAATGATGATGTGATTATCTGCTTTATGACATGGAATGACACAGATATTGGTGATATCTGTGTTATCCCTAAAGAGAATGTCATTAAAATTGTGCGTTGATTTTTTCTTAAAAGTATGTAAGTCCTAGATAAAAGACCTCATTTGGCTTTAGGATATGCCTCTACTAGAGATAACATATCTCACCCAAAGAGATAATCTTAAGATAACAACATAACTCAAAGGAGAAAAAATGAGTGCTGCAATAAGTAATGCTTTTATTACTCAGTTTGAAGCTGAAGTACATATGGCATACCAAAGAAAAGGTTCTAAGCTCAAGAACCTTGTTCGTGTAGTTAATGGTGTATCTGGTGAATCTGTTAAGTTCCAAAAAGTAGGAACTGGTGAGGCGACTTCTAAAGCAAGACATGCTGAGGTTGTAGCAATGAATATTTCTCACACAAATGTTACAGCAACATTAGCAGATTTTTATGCATCTGACTATGTAGACAAATTAGACGAGCTAAAGACTAACATTGACGAAAGAGCAGTAATTGCAAATAACGCAGCTTACGCTCTTGGTAGAAAAACTGACAGCATTATTACTGACGCTATGTCATCTGCAACTACACTAGCTAACAACGCTGGTGCACAGGGTGGTACAGTAGCAACAGATATGAATGTTGATAAGTTCCAAGAGATGCAGGCATTATTTGGTACTAATGATGTGCCAGACGATAACCAGCGTTACTGGGCTATTGGTCCTAATCAGTGGTCAGATCTTTTAGATGACGATCAGTGGTCAAGAATGGAATACATTGGATCTAACGAATTACCATTTGCTGGTATGAACTACACAGCAAAGAGATTCTTAGGATTCTTAACATTCGTACATTCTGGACTAGACACATCTGGTTCAACAGATAGACATACAATCGCATGGCACAAATCATCAATGGGCTTAGGCGTTGGATCTGAAGTAAGAACTGAAGTAAACTACATTCCTGAGAAAGTAGCTCACTTAATGACATCTTACTTATCAATGGGTTCAGTGCTTATTGACACCAATGGTATTAGAGTGCAGAAGTGTGCAGAGTAAGGAGATAAACTATGGCTTATGAAACATCAAATCCAATTAAAAAAATTGGTCAAGCTGGAGATTCTAACTCCCTATGGTTCTACACAGATGATGATGCGATTGCAGCAATCGCTGCATCTGGTTATTTTAATTCGGCTACTAAGGAACTTAAAGAGAATGATATCATTCTTTGTGTAGGTTCTAACGGTGGTACACAGACTGTAGATATCTTAGTGGTATCTTCTGCTTCTGGTGCTGCTACTGTTACAGTAGTAAACGGATCATAATAGAATGGGGGGTTAATACCCCCCTTCTTATATAGGAGATATTATGGCAATAGCAGCAGCAATAAGAACAGCAGCAACAGCAGCTAAAAACTTAGTTAAAAAAAAGAAATTAAAAGAAGGTTTAAAAAAAGCAGTTAATGTAACTACTGAAAAAACTAGTGCATTAAAATCTAAAGCTCGTGAAGCAGCAACTAAAGTTAAACCAACAGTAGAAAAAGCTAAAGAAAAAATTAAACCAGCTGTAGATAAAACAAAAGAAGTAGCTGGTAATGTTGGAACTAAAATGAAAGAAGCAGCTAGAACTGCTAGTGTTAAAGTTCGTAGAAAAATGGGTCCTGAAGGTAGAGCTACAGCAAAAAGAGTAGGTGATGCTGCTAAGATTGCAGTAGGTGGAACAGTAGGTGGTGCTTTAGGTATGGCAACTGCTCCAACAGCTATGGGTGGTATTTTAGGTGCTGGAGTAGGTGCTACACTTGCTAAAGATAAAAAACTTAAAGGTGCAGCAATAGGTGGTGCTGCTGGTGCAGCATTAGGATTAGCCGCTACAGCTGGTCTTGCTTCATCTATGTTAAAATCATCTACACCAAAAGAATCACAGTTTGAATCAGGAAGATTACCTGATGGTAGATATTCTACAAAGTTACAAGATCCTAGTAAAAATAATGTTATTACTGGTAAGTATCTTTCAGATAAAGAAATAGCTGATGTTAAAACTCAATTAGCTATTTTAGATTCTATTGTTACTTCTGATGATCCAAAAGCACAAAGACAACAATTTATTTCTACTGTTGCTTACTTATCACAGAAATACAAAATTACAGCTATAACTGGAAAGAATTTATCTATCCAGATACCTTATGCAGATCAGGTTATGATTCCTAAAAATTATAGTCAAGCTAAGTAATGGCAGTAACAAAAGTAGATATAGCAAGTAGAGCATTAGTTATGATAGGAGCTAATCCTATTTCATCATTTACAGATGATAATACAGAAGCTCTTACAGTTAATAATATTTACGAAGAAATAGTAGAAGCTACTTTAACAAGAGCAAGATGGAGATTTGCAACTGGACAACAACAGTTATCTTTATTAACAGCTGCTCCTACAGGTAGATTTGAGTATGCATATCAAATGCCTACTAGTCCTCAAGTATTACAAATATTAGCAGTTACATGTAATGATGCTCTATTACAATATTCTAGATACGAAGATAAAATCTATTTAAATGGTTATGGATCATCTAGCACAGTAATAATGGATTACTTATTTAGACAAGACGAATCAAAGTTTCCACCATACTTTAGACATGCATTAGTTTATAAATTAGCCAGTGCTTTTGGTGGAGCATTGGCAAGAGATGCAGCAATCATTAGAGAGTATGACCAACTAGGTGAAAGACAAATTCTAATAGCTAAAAATACAGATGCACAAGAAACTACAACTAAAAGGCTTTCAACTGATAGGTTTATTACTGAAAGAAGGAGCAGTCGTAGTGGACTTGTTGTATCTTAATGCCCAGAAAAGTCAGACAAGTTTTTACAAACTTCTCAGCTGGTGAACTCAATCCTTTACTAAACGCCAGAACAGACGCTAAAGCATACTTTGAAGGTGCTAAACAGTGTCGTAATTGGTTTCTTCTAGACGAAGGTGGTCTAATGCGTAGACCAGCAACACAATATACAGCAACACTTCCAGCAGCTGCAAGATTAGCACCTTTTATATTTTCTAATGATGAAATAGCTATCTTTGCTTTATCTAATGGAAGATTAGATGTTTATGATTCTGACGGAGCTGTTATCCAATCTAATATTACAGCAAATGTAAACTGGACTAGCTCTCAAATATTTGAATTAAACTTAGCCCAATTTGGAGATACAGTTTTTGTAACACATAGAGATAATCCTATTATTCAAATTAAAAGAACTAGTGCTACAACATTTACAGTTACAGCTTTTGCATTTGAATTAGATGAAGATGTAGTAGTATCTGGAGCTTATAAAAGTCATACTCCTTTTTATAAATATGCTGATTCAAGTGTTACTGTTACTTTATCTACTGACGCAACTGGTACAGGTAGAACTATTACAGCATCATCTCCTATATGGACTGCTGATTATGTTGGGCATTATTTAAAAGTAGATGATAGACAAATTAAAATTACTGGATTTACTTCTACTACTGAATTAGTAGGAACTATTATTGAAGCTGGAATATCTGGTGCTGGACCTCATGCAAACTGGGAAGAAGAACTAATATCGACAGTTAGAGGTTATCCTCAAGCTGTATCATTCCATGATAATAGACTTTGGTTTGGTGGAGTAAGAGATAAACCTTCTGCTATTGTTGCTTCTAGAATAGCTGAATATTTTAATTTTGATTTAGGAACTGGATTAGCTGATGAAGCTATTAATGTGGCTATTGCTTCTGATAGAGTAAACGAAGTAAGACACTTATTTTCTTCTCGTAACTTACAAATTTTTACAGATGGTGGTGAATACTTTGTACCAACACCAGCTGATACTCAGGCAATTACTCCAAGTAATATTACTTTTCTTAGACAAACACCTTATGGTTGTAATAGAGCTGCTCCTGTGCCATTTGACGGAGCTACTTTATTTAGTCAAAAGAATGGTAAAACAATTAGAGAATATGTATTTTCAGATATTGAACAAGCATATAAATCAACTTCTGTTTCTGTGCTATCTTCTCAATTAATAGATACTCCTAAACAACATTCTATGATTACAGGTAACAATGAAAGACCTGAACAATTTGCTTTTTTTTTAAATAGTGGATCTACTCATTCTGGAAAAATAGCAGTATTTCATAGTATTAGAGATGAAAAAATTGCTGGTTGGACTATGTGGGAAACTAAAAGTGGAGATGAATTTTACTCAATAACAGCTGCTAATGAAAATTTATTTGTATCAACTAAAAGAGTATTGCCTTCAGGTACTGTTTATTTATTAGAAAAATTTAGTGATACAGACGCAATTACTGTTGATTGTTCTACAACAACTACTGTATATCAAAAAGGAACACCACTAGTAAATGGAGCAAGTCAAACTGGTAATACAATAAATGTAGACGGATTTACAAATGCTCCACAAATACAAGAAAAATTTACTATTGCTGGAGATTCTACAGAATATACTATTACAGCAGTTACTCAAACTGCATCAGGATATAACCTGACATTAAATCAAAACTTAGCTAGTAGCCCAGCAGATAATGCAGTTATAACTATAGTCAATGGTTTTGTTCATACTGTAAATTCTGTGTATGAACCTACAACTGAAATAAATGCAGTCTATGGAAATGGATCTTTAGGAACATTTATTATAGATGCTAATGATAGAATTACCCTAACTAATGCTCCTTTCCCAAGTGGAGTAAGAGTAGGATTTAACTTTACTCCTATTTTAGAAACTATGCCTATTGACAAAGAAATTGACACAGGACCTTTAACTGGACAGCCAAGAAGAATAAACAAAGCTATTGTTGATATCTCTGGTGGATTAGATATAACTATGAAAGGATCAGATAGATCATCAAAGGAGCTAGTAATACAACAAGTGAACTTTAATATTAATACTGATTTACAAGCTGTTACAGATAAAAAGGAATTTAGTTTTTTAGGTTATAGTACATCACCTACTATTACTATTTCACAAAACGATCCTTTACCTCTTAAAGTATTAGGACTAGCTATGGAGATACAATTCGCATGAGTGCATCACAAGCCTTAATGATTAGTGCTGTTGTTGGTGCTGTTGGTACAGTATCAAGTATTAGAGCGCAACAAGCAGCATTAGCAAGAGAAAATTTTAGATTACAACAAGAAGCTGAAATGGCTAAACTAGCTGCTATTGAAGAAGAAAATGCAAGAACAAGACAATTACAGGAAACAATAGCAAACAACAAAGCATTTGCTTCTATTGCTGGATATTATGATGATTCTCGAAGTTTCTTAAATATAAACAAACAAGCAGAAAAAGAAGCAGCTAAAGATATAGAAACTATTAGATTAATGGGACAGTCGGTTCAAACTAAATACAGTCAAATGGCTTTTGAAAATAAACTTAAAGGACAACAACTAACATTTGGAGGGTATACAAGCGTTATAGCTGGTTTAACAACTGGTTATGGAACAGCTAAATATTATAAAACATAATGGCATTAACTAGAGGAAACAGAGATAAAGTAACTACAGTATCATCTATTCAATCAAGAATGGGTGTTGTTGGAACTTATGACGGAGATGCTATTGCAACAGCAGCGGCTGCTATTGGAGAAAGTTTAGATATTTATTCTCAAAGAATGATTACTATGGAAGAAGAAGGATATAAAGCTGACTTCCAAATAAATACTATTAAGACTATTAATAAATTTGCAAGAGAACATAGATTAGATCCAGAAGGATTTACTAATGCTGCACAATCTTATATTGATGGATTAGTATCAAAAGCACCAGAAAGATTTAAAAATTGGTCTAAACAATATGCAAGTTTAAAGGCTGCACAAGAAGCTGATATTATTTTTAATAACAAATACAATGCAAATCAAATAGATAAAATAAAACAAAATGAAGCTGCAAGTTCTGTAGTTGTAGATGACAATCTTAGAAAAATATATGGAATGGGAGTTAGTGAGTTTGATACTTATTGGCAAACTAGTCTTTTGCCTGAATTAGGTGAAATGAACATATCTTATACAAATCTATACAATAGTTTAGATCCTCAATATAGATCTGGTATGATGTTACCAGAAGAAAAATTAAGAAGTTATAAACTAGCTTTTGAAGGTGCTAGACTTAACTCTAAAATTAAAGACTTATTGTCTGTAGCTGTTGCACAAGATCAAACAGATTATCTTAATCAA